CGGCATCAAGCACGCCATGGCATCCGCGATGCTGGTAGGGGTCGGCGGCCGCGCTGGCCAGACCGAGCCGCGCCCCGCCGGCGAACCGGGATACACGCTGACTGGGAAGGCGGACTGCGCGGCGGCCACCGCGCACCTGGTGAAGTTCCGCGGCTGCAGCGCCGGCGCACCGGCTGACGGCCCGGCGCCGGTCATCACCAGCGGCGCCGGCGCGGCGCGGCCGGCCGGCGCCGCCCACGCGCTGGGCCTGATGACTGCCTTCCTGGAACAGGCGAACGGCGGTGGCCCCAACGGCGTTCCGGCCCGCGCGCGCGGCGCCGTCGAACCGGTATCGGCGATCACCGGTACCGGCTCCCAGCAGCAGCTGGTGACGGCGAACCTTGCGAAGCTGCGCGGCACCAGTGCAGCGGCTGATGCTGTGGACCCGCTGGGCGTGGTCAGCGCCGGCGGCGAGCATCACGCACTGGTCACCGGTCACCTGACGGCCTTCGGCCAGAACGCCAAGGGCAGTGGTGCCGACGAGCCTGTGCAGACCGCGCTGGGCGGAGCGACACGGTTCGGCGTCGTGGAATGCACGCTTAGCCCGGAGCAGGAAGCGAGCGCGCTCAAGGTCGCTGCCTTCCTGATGCGCTACCACGGCACGGGTGGCCAGCACGCGCACGCCGGCGAACCGCTGACCACCGCCACCACGAAGGAACGCCTGGCGCTGGTGACGGTCATCATCAAGGGCACGCCATACGTGATCGTGGACATCTGCCTGCGCATGCTCCGCCGCGAGGAGCTTTTTCGTGCCCAGGGCTTCCCGGCCGACTACATCATCGACCGCACCGCCGACGGCACGAAGCTGAGCAACAGCGCCTCGGTGAAGATGTGCGGCAACAGCGTCAGCCCGCCGCCGCTCGCCGCGCTGGCCCGCGCCAACCTCGATCCGCTCGATGTGCCTGAGAGGATGGCCGCATGACCTCCATCGATTCACCATCCCCCCGCAATCAATGGTGTCTCGGGCTCATTCGGCTTTGTTTCCTCGCATCTGCTCAGTGGCTTCGCATGCAGCGCTCGGCCGGAAATGAAGACGTAAAGCACCCCAATAGTGGCGATGTACTTCAGGCGAGCACCATGCTCTCGGACGATCTGAGCGGAAGGCTCGCTCGCGCCAATCACGCTGTCGAACACCGACAGGGAGTTAACCACCTTCAATATTCCGGGGTCGTTGAACGACAGAGTTGTCAAGGCAGCATGCGCAAAGCGATTGCGCACCTCCACGAGCTTGTCGAGATCTTTTCGCTCGCTTGCAGTAATAAGGCCAAATGCTTCTGCGAATTTGGACAAGGTCGACCACTTTCCCTTTGGAGCACAGACACCGGCGATTTCATGCTCAAAGGGGCCAAGTCTCTTTACGATCGCTTCCCTTACGCATTCCTCGAGAACGCACATAGCAAGGACGGCTACACCGCGATCGCTTTCGCCGCGAAAAGCCTCCAAGAAGGGGCGAAGTTTGTTCGAAATCGCGTCCAATGCCGCGGGCGTACCGGTCATGTGTGAATCCCCCATCCTGATTGGTGCGGCCATGGTCCGCGCGATCGTTTGCGGAAGCAAGTTGGCGATCAGGGGCGGTGCCATCGATTCGGTGGGGGTTGCCGCGTGATGTTCCCGGCCGCCGAGTTCGACTCCATACCGTTGGCGTACGCGAACCACCTGCTCACCGAATGGGGCCACCGAATGGGGCCACTGGAGCGCGGCAACAGTGCGGCGTTGCACTGCCAAGTGCTGCGCGTTCACGGCGAGGCGGTAGGCCTGGCCTGCACCTCTAGCCTGATCCGCGAGCGGGTAGGGGGCGGCCTCGGCCACCTCACCCGGGACAACACCATCGAGCTGAGCCGCCTGTGCGCCCGCGATTCCTGGGCCTGCCGCGTGGTGCTGCGCCTGTGGCGCGAGACCGTCTTTCCGCATCTGAGCGTGGCGGCCGCCATCAGCTACCAGGACGCCGACCTGCATACCGGCAACACCTACCGCTTCGATGGCTGGCGGCGCGCAGGCTTCTCGCACAGCGGCACCGACAAGCGCAGCGGCCGCGTCGGCCGCAACAAGCACATCTGGGTATGGCCGCCAGCGGCGGTCAAGGAGGTCGCGTGACGGAAGATTCCCTCATGCCGGCTCGGCCAATGCGTACGGGCGACCCGTCGCCCTCGCACATGCAGCTGTCGGCCCTGTCCAAACTTTTCGGCGGCGTTCGTTACCGCTATGCGAGCGAAGAGAAGTTGCACGCCGTCATGGCCGGCCTGATGCTGGAGGCCGGGCATGCCTTCGAGCACGAATACCGGGTCGACCAGCACAACAGGGTCGACTTCTGGCTCGACGGGCTGGTGATCGAGGTCAAGGTCGATGGCTCGATCGGCGACGCCATGCGCCAGGTCGAACGCTACATCGGCCTGCCGCAGGTGCGGGGTGTGCTGCTGGCCGGCACGCCTTCATGGGCCAGCACACCGCTGCTCAAGCGTCCAGCCTTTCGCGGCAAGCCCTTCCACATGGTCCGCCTGCAAAGGCAGGCCCTATGAATTACGGATCCGTGCAGTATCACAGCGCGGGGTGGGTGGTGACCTGTGAGCCCCAGGTGCGTGCGCGCCTCAAGCGTGTGTTTCCGCGCGTGCCGCAACACGCCGCCGAGCACCTTCTGTTGAGTGCCTCGCCCGAGAACAGCCGGGAGCTGTCCTGGTTCCTGACTCGCTACCCCATGTCGATCACCGAAGGCGACCGGTCGCTCATGGAGAAGTTGGCCAACCAGCACGTGGAGATGGAGGCCAGCCTGCAAGAGCTGCTGGCCGGCCGCCGGCCGATACCCCAGTTCGAGCTGGCCAAGCCGCCCCGCGACTACCAGCGGTACGCTGCCGCGCAGATGGACATTCGCGGCGGGCTGCTGCTGGCAGACGACCTTGGGTTGGGCAAGACGGTCACGGGCATCTGTCCGATGGCCGCGCCGGCGAACCTGCCGGCCGTGGTCGTGTATCCGGCTGCACTTCCGAACCATTGGCCCGAGAAGCTGGCGGAGTTCGCGCCGGCGCTCCGTGTCCACCGGATCCGGAAGGGCAAGCCGTATCCGCTGGTGCGCCAGCGCGGCCAGCGGTTGCCCGATCTGTGGGAGACCATCCCAGACGTCATCCTGGTCAGCTACCACATGCTGCGCGGCTGGGCGGAGACCTTGGGCGAGCTGGTGCAGTACGCGGTGTTCGAGGAATGCCAGCAACTGCGCAGCCCCGGTACCGACATCTACGGCGCCGCGATGTACCTGGCGAAGCGTGCGCGGCTACGTATGGGGCTCACCGCCACTCCGATCTACAACTACGGCACCGAGTTCTACCACGTCGTCAACCCGCTAATCCCCGATTGCATGGGCACCTATGACGAGTTCGTGCGCGAGTGGTGCATCACGGCGCCGGGTGAAAAGGCCCGCCTGAAGGATGCGGAGCAGTTCGGTACCTACCTGCGGCGCGAGGGCATCATGTTGCGTCGCACCCGCAAGGAGGTGGGCCGCGAGCTGCCCGCCTTGTCCAAGGTCCCCTACGAGATCGAGGCGGACGAACGCGTTCTGGACACTATCGCCGGCGACGCCGCCGCGCTGGCAAAGATCATCCTTTCCGCGAATGAGCGGTACCGCGGCGAGAAGATGCAGGCAGGCGGCGAGTTCGACCGACTGGTGCGCCAAGCCACTGGCATCGCCAAGGCCCCACACGTGGCGGAATTCGTCCGGCTGCTCGTGCAGAGCGGCCAGCAGGTCCTGCTGTTTGGCTGGCACCGCGAGGTGTACGCCATATGGCAGGAGAAGCTCGCGGAGTACAACCCCGTCATGTACACGGGCTCGGAGTCTCCGAGCCAGAAGCAGGCGGCGAAGGATGCCTTCGTCGCGGGCCAGAGCAAGGTGATGCTCATCAGCCTGCGCGCCGGCGCGGGCATCGATGGCTTGCAGCACGTCAGCAGCACTGTCGTGTTCGGCGAGCTGGACTGGTCCCCCGGCGTGCACGAGCAGTGTATCGGCCGCGTCCATCGCGACGGCCAGACCGAGCCGGTGATGGCCTATTTCCTCATCTCCGATAACGGGAGCGACCCCATCGTTTCCGAAGTCCTCGGCGTCAAGCGCGAGCAGATCGAGGGCGTCCGCAATCCGGACGAGAACTTGGTCGAGCGAATCGACACCGGCGAAAACCAGCTCCGTCGCCTCGCGGCGGAGTTCCTCAAATCCCAAGGCCAGCGCCCAGCCGAGGACGCCACGGTGGTCCCGCTGCGCCTGCGCGAGGAGATCGAAGCATGAAGAACGTAAGTTTCCCCATTCGGCCGCAGGTGGCGCGCGATCCCGACGGTCGGATCACAATCTATGTCGGTGGCTCGTACCAGACCATGGAAATCGATGTGGCCATGGCCATGCACCGCGCCATGGGTGAAGTGCTCGCCAGCTCTGGTTGCCGCGTCCTCACCTGCGTCTACTGTGGCAAGGAGTACCCGCAGGGCACGCCGGCGGCCGGCAATGCGGTGCTGACCGACCACATCAAGGTCTGCGAGAAGCATCCCCTGCGCAAGGCCGAGGCAAAGATTGCGCGCCTGCGCTCAGCGTTGATGGGCTTCATGGGGGTGTCCTCGGTCAAGGATCTTCGGAGGCTGGAAGCCGGCATTAACCTCCTGCCGGTGTCGAAGGAGGATCGAGCGATAGCCCTTGCCGCCATCCAGGAGTTGCTGGACGTGGCCGACGAGGAAGCGGTCGGCGATATGGCGTTGAAGGCCAAACGAATTGAGTTCCTTGCCTCGCTTCAGAGCAACCACTTCTATCTGACGCGCAATGCCGAGCAGGCGCCGAACTATCAGACCGCGAGCAAGTGGATCGAGGAAGAGCGGCAGGACTTCGACGACGTGCCGGCCGAAGAACTGCAGCGGATGAAGGACACTGACACGATCTGGTGCCTCCATGTGTATCCGGACACGCCGATCGGCTTCTGGCGGATCTACGGCGCCACCATCGAATCGGTGATCGACCGCGCCATGGCCATGCTGGCCGACGAAGGTGGCCAGTAATGGGCTGGTCTATCGGATATGACCGCCGGTGGAAGCGTGACGTTGGCTATGGCGTGCCGGCGACTTGCGACTACCCCGGGTGCAACGCTGAGATCAACCGTGGTCTCGCGTATGTGTGCGGCGGTGAGCCATACGGCGGCGAACACGGCTGCGGCCTCTATTTCTGCGATGCCCACCAGCTGATCGCCGGCGACAGGCGCAACAACGTCCAGCTGTGCAGCCGTTGCTACGGCGGCCGAGGCGGTCCGTACAAACCCACTCCGGATACTCCGGAATGGATCCACCACAAACTGACGGATGAGAGCTGGAAGCGCTGGCGGGAAACGAACGTCGACGAGGTGGCGCAGCTCGTGTCCCAGCTTGCAAAGCAGCCTTTCACCGGTGCCCGAGCAGCCAGCCAGGAGGGGCCTACCCCGTGATCATCAAGCGAATTGAAGGATTCTCGAAGGTGTTCGGTGCACCGCCCGACTGGAACGGCGAGGACATGTCTTGTGGCGCCCTGCCGGTGCTCGAGGTGATGACGCCGGAAGGCCCTTTCAGGGTGTCGGCCTGGGAGCCGACGGCAGACGAGCTGAAAGCCATCATCGCCGGGGAGACCATCAAGCTATGGATCCGAGGCACCGGGCATCCGGTGGTGGCGCTGACGGTCGGAGCTGTGTCATGACCGCTAACGGAGAAGCGGGCAAGGCCATGGAATTTGTCCCGTTGCCCCTGGAAGACGAGGTAATGGCCGCCGTCAAGCGCTACCCAGGTCGCGTCACATACTTCATCCGTAACTCGGTGCTGTTCGTCTACCCGGGCATCACAACGGCCAAGGTGCGGCGAGTCCTCATGCGGCTGGAAAAGGTGGGGAGTGTGAAGCGCGTTCCCTCGGTGTATGCGCGCGATATCGCTTGGGCGGTGACCGAGGCTGGCCACGCATGAAGCAGACGCCCCTCAAGCGAAAGACCCCGCTGCGCCAGGTGTCGGAGAAGCGGAAGTTCGCCGCCATGACGCCGGCGGTGCGGCGGCCCGCCAAGCTGGCGCCGGGCAAGGCCCTCAAGGCTGTTGCCATCCGACCCCGCGCGCGCCGCCTGCGCCAGGGCCGGAGCACGGAGAAGCCGAACGCCGCCGAGCAGGCGCGGTTTGTTCATATCTGGGCGCTGGGTTGCGTCGCCTGCATGCTGGGCGACCAGCGCGGGTACGGCCGCACCCAGGTTCACCATCTGACGGTGGGAGGCAAGCATGGGCAGAAGCGCCGCGGCCACGTCTTCACCATCGGCCTGTGCGGCTGGCACCACCAGGGCGAGCGCCCGCCAGGGATGAACGAGCGGGAGGGGCGGAAGGCCTACGGCCCGAGCTTCAAGCTGCACGCCCGCGCGTTCCGTCAGGTCTATGGCCACGACGACGTGTTGCTGACCCACCAGAACACCCTCATTGCGCGCCGCGTCGAGGCGCTGAGCGAAATTACCAACACAGGGGCAATTCCATGAGCCGCTCCCAGCAGCTGGAAGACCGACTAAAGGAATGGGCCGAGAAGTACGGCGGAAGCAAGTATGAGAACGTGGGTTGGCAGGGCATTTCGCCCATCGCCAACTTGATGAAGTACCACGGCAGGCCGCCGCAAGGCCTCAATCCCGGCCGCGTCGAGACGAATGGCGCGGCGGACGAGGTCGAGGGCGCCGTCCGGGCGCTGCAGGTGCAGAAGGGCGGGGAGGTGCTCGCCGCAGTACTCCGGTGCCACTACTTCGCGCATGGCGTCGACCGACCTGGCCAGCTGCGCCGGCTCGCCAAGGTGGGGCACCGGATGGCCACATCGAGGTTCAGCCACCATCTGCGGGCTGCCAGAATCCATGTGGCCGCCTGGCTGCACATCCCGTTCGATGAGCCGCTGGAAGATGCGGAGGCGATCGAAATGCTTGAGCAGCACCTGGCCGTGACAGGCTAGGGCGCCAATTGTCTATCCCCATGGCCGGTTCTATCCTCCGGACCAGGGACATGGAACAGGGGAAGGGATATGGCACTGGTCAAGTGCAAGGAATGTGGGAAGGACGTCAGCACCAAGGCCGCCGCATGCCCGAACTGCGGCGCCAAGGTCAAAAAGCCTTCGGGCCTAGGTACGACGGTCATCGTGATCCTGGTAAGCGTGGTGGTCATGGTGATCGTCTTCGGCAACGAAGACCCGGGGAAGGCGAACAACGCGACGCAGGCCAGCGCGGCGACGCCAGCCAAGCCGCTCACCCAAGCCGAGCAGGCGGCAGCCGATGCCGCCAAGGCGGAGGCGGATGCCAAGAAGAAGAAGGCGGACGAGACGGTGTTTCGCGCCCAGATCGGGGCAAAGGTGCTCAAGAGCGCGATGCGCGACCCCGACAGCCTCAAGTTCGCCTCCGTTCTGGCCATGGAATCGGGTGCGGTGTGCTACGAGTATCGCGCCCGCAATGGATTCGGCGGCATGAACTTTAGTCGCGCCGTTCTCGGGTCTGATGGAAAGACCTTCAAAGGCGACGACGAAGCCGGCTTCACGAAGCTCTGGAACAGGGAATGTGCAGGCAAAGAAGGTGATGAGATCGGGTCAGCGCTGCAGCATTTCCTCTAACTGCCAAAGAAATTCGCTCGCGGTAGTTGATTGCGCAATTTTTCCCCTATAACTTCGCCATCAGTCGAAGGTATCGAACAAGCAAAGCCCCGCCATTGTGCGGGGCTTTTTCTTTGGCTCGATGCCCGTGCCGCATTCCTGCGCGCCCATAGGTTGATATGCCGGGTAAGCCCTGCGGGGGACGTCCGGCCGCAGGGATCTATCCGTTAAACAGGGGCGATCATGGAACAGTCTTGGCTGGCGCGAGAGATCGGTGTAGCCGTGGCGAAGTTGACGCCGCCCGCCGCCATCTATGCCGGAAGCGCTGTGTGGGGGCCGCAGGAATGGTCCTACGTCGGCGTCGGTGTATATGCGGTTCTGCAATCTGCGCACCTGCTGTGGAAGTGGCGCAAAGAGGCCAAGAAGCCGTGAGCGCGTCGCGCGGCAAGGTGGTGGCTGGCGTTTTGGCGCTGGTGCTATCGACTGCTGCAGCGTTCGTGCAGCCGTGGGAGGGCAAGAAGAACGATCCCTACACGGACATCGCTGGTGTGCCCACTGTATGCGTTGGTCATACGGGCAGCGATGTGCAGGCGCGCCACTATTCGGATGCCGAGTGCGATGACCTGCTGAAGGCAGACCTGGCTAAGGCCAATTCGATCGTGCGTCGATGCATCACGGTCGCGATGACGACTGGTCAGGAAACGGCGCTGACCAGCGCGGCGTTCAACATCGGACCTTCGGTCGTGTGCGGATCGACCCTCGCGAGGCTGGCCAACAGCGGCGACTGGGCTGGCGCGTGTGCACAGCTCGATCGCTGGGTCTATGCCGGCGGTCGGCGTGTCGACGGGTTGGTGCGACGGCGTGCTGCTGAGCGCGCCCTATGCGAGGGCAGGGCATGACCATCTGGGCCAAGTTCGCAGCATTCCTGCTGGTGCTTGGCGCCGTCTATGCGTGGGGACATCACGATGGCGGCCAAGCCGGCGCCTTACGTCTGGCCGAAGTTACTGCGAGCCAGGCACGCCTCGCGCAAGGCGTTGCTGAGAAGGCCGCCGCGGCAGAGCGCATGGCCCGCGCTGCCGAACGGGCGCAAGCAGCTGCATTCAACGCGAAAGACCAGCAATACCAACAGGACCTTCGCCATGCGAAAGATGATGCGAGCCAGCTTGCTTCTGATCTGCGTGCTGCTCGCCAGCGGCTGCGCGGACCATGGCGATGTGCGGCCAGTGTGCCCAGCGCTGCAGCTGGTACCGCCGGACCTGATGCAGGAGCCGACGACCGAGCAGCGAGTGCGGGGCGAATTGTTGGAGCCGCCGCCGCATGTGACGCCCAGGTCCGCGGACTCCAAGCCATCCTGAGGGCGGAGCGGTCCACTGACGGTAGGTGAGGCAATGACCGGGTTCAGTCCCACCGTCGATGTTCAGAACATGATGGGCCGCATGTCGGCGTGCGGCGCACAGCAGTATGAGGGCATGAGAGACCAAGCCGTCTGGTGCAGTCGTGGGTAGGTTGAAGACGCTGCGGCCGCGGCTTGGGTCTCTCGGGGCACGCGTGCAGTGGGCGCCGACGCCGTCGGAGAAGCGCATCACTGGTCGCGCGCTTCAGCGCCGGCGGCAACGGATATGGACGCAGGACCCCCGTTGTGCCCATTGCGGGCGTGTCACCGAGTACCCGTCAGGCTTCGAGCTCGACCATCGCGTGCCGCTACATCAGGGCGGCGACGATGTCGACTCGAACTGCCAGGTGCTGTGCGCCGGCCCCGATGGATGCCATGCCCGCAAGACCGCCGGCGACGCAGGGCGTCGACCCGATCCACCGGGTGTTCGGCGCAGGTGAGAACGACTCTCATCATATATAGGGGGGGTAAAAAGTCTGGTCCGTTCAGGTAGCGGAAACCGACCGTCCTCTCACGTAGAGATTTTTTCCCCTTTTTGAAACCGCAATTTTGATGCGCAGGAAATCAAACAGCCCGCGCTGCTATGCGGTTTTTGATTTCTTCTGGAGTGCGTGACATGCCACGTGGAGGCCCTCGACCCGGAGCCGGGCGCAAGCCGCTGTCCGAGGCTGAGAAGGCGCGCGCGCGCGCCGGCCGGGCGGCGAAGCGGCGGCCAGGCGCTTCGAAGGGCAAGGCGCCGACTCGCACCTCGGTGAAGCCGAAGAAGGCCGCGCCGCCAGCGCGCTCGGCGCGACCGGCTGTGGACGCGGTCGAGACGCCGCCGGAGCAGCTGGACCCGCTCAGCTACATGCTGAAGGTGATGAATAACCCTCGGGCGACGCCGGAGCGGCGCGACCGGATGGCCGTTGCCGCGGCCCCGTTCGTTCATGGCAAGGTGGCGGAAAAGGGAAAGAAGGATCAGCGCCAGGCCGGCGCCCAGGTCGCCAGCCAGGGCAAGTTCTCTTCGGCGGCGCCCCCGCGCAGCCCTCGCGTGAACTGATTGTATGGAGTGGACAACCGCCTGCCCGGACTGGGCGGATCGGCTGCGCGCGCGAAAATCGATCATTCCGAAGCCCATCTATCCGGATGAGGCCGAGGCGGCGCTCAACGTCTTCAAGCAGCTGCGCATAGTCGACGCGCCGCATAGCCCGACTTTCGGTGAGGCCTGCGAGCCATGGGTATTCGACTTCGTCGCGGCCATCTTCGGCGCGTACGACGCGGAGACGGGCAGGCGCCTTATCCGCGAAGCGTTCATGCTGATTCCGAAAAAGAACAGCAAGAGCACGATCGCAGCCGGAATCATGATCACCGCCCTCGTGCGCAACTGGCGCACCTCGGCCGAGCTGATCATCCTGGCTCCGACGATCGAGATCGCTAACAACTCGTACAATCCGGCACGCGACATGGTCCGGGCGGACGAAGAGCTGAGCGAGTTGCTTCACGTGCAGGACCACGTCCGCACGATCACGCATCGCATGACCAACGCCACCCTGAAGGTGGTGGCCGCCGACAACGAAACCGTCGGCGGCAAGAAGGGTGCATGGATCCTCATTGATGAGGAGTGGATCTTCGGCAAGCGTCCGAAGGCCGGCAACATGTTCCGCGAAGCCACGGGTGGCCTGGCCTCAAGGCCCGAAGGCATCGTCATCAAGCTTTCGACGCAGTCGGACGAGCCGCCGGCGGGGGTGTTCAAGAAGGACCTGGCGCGCGCGCGCGCCGTTCGCGACGGCAAGGTCGTCGATCCGAAGTTCCTGCCGGTCATCTATGAATTTCCGGAGGAAATGCAGAAAGCCAAGGCGTATCTGGACCCTGCCAACTTCCATCTTGTGAACCCGAACCTGGGGCGATCAGTAGACGAGGAGTTCCTTACTCGCGAATTGATGAACGCGCAGTTCGATGGCGAGGAATCCCTGCAGAGCTTCCTCGCGAAGCACTTCAACATCGAGATTGGCCTGGTCCAGGCGGATGACAACTGGGCGGGCGCCGAATTTTGGGAAGACGCCTCCGAGCAAGGACTGACGCTGGACCAGATCCTGGAGCGAATCGAGGTGGCCGTCGTTGGTATCGATGGCGGTGGCCTGGACGACTTGCTCGGCCTGGTTGTTCTGGGGCGCGAGAAAGAAACGCGGCGCTGGCTGCACTGGTCGCATGCGTGGGCCCACAAGGTCGTGCTAAAGCGGCGCAAGGACATTGCGACGAAGCTGGACGACTTGAAGAAGTTGGGGGACCTGACACTCGTGGAGCAGCCCGGCGACGACGTCGATGCGGTGGCCGAGATCATCTGTCGCATCCGTGACCTGAACCTGCTGGCAGAAGAGAAGCCGATCGGCGTCGACCCGGCGGGTGTGAATGACATTGTCGACGAACTAACCGCACCGGATTGCGGGTTCGAGATCGATCAGATCGTCGCTGTCTCGCAGGGTTGGCGATTGAACAGTGCGATCAAGACCACGGAGCGCAAGGTCGCCGGCGGCGAGCTGTTGCACTGCGGACAAGAACTGATGGCCTGGTGCGTCGGTAATGCCAAGGTGGTTCCCATCGGGAACGCCGTCCTGGTAACGAAGCAAGCCAGTGGCAAAGCAAAGATTGACCCGCTCATGGCCACATTTAACGCCGTGGCGCTGATGTCGCTTAACCCCGAAGCAAGAAACGCCTCTGTGTACGAGTCGCGCGGCATTCGCGTCCTGTAAGGAATCCCATGAGCATCTTCGACAAGCTTCCCTGGCGGGCGGCCAGGGAGGGGGCTGCGCGCGCGCAGCCCCGGTCGCGCGGCCCATCGGATGCCGTAGCACAGACCAAGGAATTCAGCGGCCTGGACGACCCAGCGCTGCTGGAATACATCCGCCGCGGCCAGGCTGGCGGTGACTACGGCCGGCGCATGGCCGAGCTCCGCAACATGACGGCGCTTCGGTGTGTTTCGCTGATTTGCGAATCGATGGGCATGTTGCCCCTCAACCTGATCCGCAATGACGCGAGCAAGGCCCTCGCTATCGAGCATCCGGCCTATCGGCTTCTGAAGCGCAAACCGAATTCGTGGCAGACGCCATACGAGTTCAAGAGCCAGATGCAGCTCAACGTGCTCACGCACGGCAACGCCTATGCGCGAGTCGTGTGGTCCCGCGGCAACCCCATCGGGCTTTACCCCATGGATCCTCGGGCTGTGAGCGCCACGCTCTCCGACGACTGGCAGATGATCTACCGGTACACGCGGCCCGATGGCGCAACGGTCGATCTTGTATCCAAGGAAGTCCTCCATCTGCGCGACCTGAGCGCCGACGGTGTACTCGGCATGTCCCGCATGCGCCTGGCCCACGATGCCCTGGAGCTGGCGAAGGATGCCGAGCGGGCGGCCTCGCGCGTGTTCCGCACCGGCGTCATGGCCGGCGGCGCCATCGAGGTCCCCAAAGCGCTATCCGACGTCGCCTATGGCCGCATGCGCCAGTCGCTGGACGAGGACTATGCCGGCGCGGAGAACGCGCAGAAGTGGATGTTGCTGGAAGAGGGCGCGAAGTCGAACCCGTTCCAGGCCACCTCGGCAGCATCGCAGCATATCGAGAACCGGAACGCCCAGATCGAAGAGGTTCTGCGCGCCTTCGGCGTGCCCAGGCCGCTGGCCATGATGGACGACACCAGCTGGGGTTCCGGTATCGAGCAGCTCGGCATCTTCTTCGTCCAGTACGGCCTGGCGCATTGGTTCACCTGCTGGGAGCAGGCCTGCGGCCGAGTCCTGCTCGATGACTCCGAGCTAGAGGACCTGATCGTGAAGTTCAACGAGCGCGCGCTCCTGCGCGGAACGTTGGCGGACCAGGCCGAGTTCTTCGCGAAGGCGCTTGGCGCCGGCGGACAGCGCCCGTGGATGACGCAGAACGAGGTCCGCGAAAACTCGGATCTGCCCGAATCCAGCGACAGCGAAGCGAATCAGCTTCGAAACCCGATGACCCAACCGAGGAAACCCAATGAGCCTCCTGCCGCTGCCTGAGGTCCAGGCCGATGCGCGCCTGGCGCATATCAATTTCGACATCCGCCCCGATGCGCTGGAGTCGTGGGAGCCCGAGTTGCAGGCCGCCGCGTCGGATCCGGCGACTTCGATTTCGATTTATGGACCCATCGGTCCGACGTTCGACGGCACCGGCGTGACGGATCGCGCCGTGGCCGCCGCGCTTCGGTCGATGGGGGACAAGGACGTCACAGTCAATGTGAACTCGCCCGGTGGCAACTACTTCCAGGGCGTTGCGATCTACAACCTGCTGCGGCAGCACAAAGGCAAGGTCACCATCAATGTGCTCGGCATGGCGGCGTCCGCGGCGTCGCTGATCGCCATGTCGGGCGACGACATCCTGATGGGCGAAGGCGCCCGCATGATGATCCACAACGCCTGGGGCGTGGCCATTGGCAACCGCCATGACATGGCCGCCGCGTCGGAGCAGCTCGCGCCGCTCGATGCGGACATGGCCAAGGCCTACGCCGGCCGCAGCGGCAGCGCCGCGGATGACGTCGCGTCGATGATGGACAAGGAAACGTGGATGTCCGCCGGCGATGCGATCGCGAAGGGTTTCGCGACGGGAAATCTCCCCGCATCCAGCGTCAACAAGGACCGAAAGTCCGCCGGCACGCGGAAAGCCATGGCCCTCGTCGAAGCGGCCCTTTCCCAGTCCGGCATGTCGCGCTCCACGCGTCGCGACACCCTCAAAGCCCTGTTTACCGGCATGCCGAGCGCTGCCGAAACCGCCACGCCGAGCGCTGGCAACGACGACGAAATCGCAGCTCTGCTGCGAAACACCATCTCCACTCTGCGAGGCACAACCCCATGAACATGAAGACCAAAATCCCGCGCGGCCTGGTGTCGGTGCGAGCCGACGGTGGCTCGGCCAACGCCGGTGAACTGAAGACGCTGGTCGAGTCGCTCAACAAGGCCTTCGCCGACTTCAAGGCCGAGCACAACCAGCAGCTGGAAGACATCAAGAAGGGCAACGCCGATGCCCTCCAGGCGTTTAAGGTCGAAAAGATCAACGACGAGATCGGCAAGCTGCAGGCGTCCATCGACGACATCAGCCTCAAGCTCGCCGCGCAGCAGATGAACGGCGGCGGTCGCAAGCTGCGAGACGCGGCTTACTCGGAAGCCTTCGCGGCCCACTTCAAGAAAGGCGAGATCAGGGCCGACCTCAACAAGGGCACCGATGGCGAGGGCGGCTATCTGACCCCGATCGAATGGGATCGCACGATCACGGACAAGCTCGTCGAGGTGTCGCCGTTCCGACAGCTGGCCATGATCCAGCCCGTCGGCGGTACCGGTTTCACGAAGCTCTTCAACGTGGGCGGTACCGACTCGGGCTGGGTGGGTGAGACCGATCCGCGCCCGAAGACGGGCACGGCGAGTTTGCAGTCGCTGGGCTTCGGGTGGGGCGAGATCTACGCTAACCCCGCCGCCACCCAGCAGATCCTGGATGACACCGAGATCGACCTGGAGGCGTGGCTGGCGGGCGAGGTGCAGATCCAGTTCGCGAAGCAGGAGGGTGGCGCGTTCGTCGCGGGCAACGGTGACAAGAAGCCTTTCGGAATCCTGACCTACGTGACCGGCGGGGCGAACGCCGCTAAACATCCGCTGGGCGCCATCGAGGCGGTGAACAGCGGTGCCGCCGCGGACATCACCGCGGACAGCATCATCGATCTGATCTACGACTTGCCGACCGCATTCACCGGCAACGCCCGGTTCGCCTCCAACCGCCGAACGTTCGGCAAGATCCGCAAGCTGAAGAACGCCCAGGGCGATTACCTGTGGCAGCCGGGCCTGCAGGCCGGTCAGCCGGCGACCGTGTGCGGCTTCCCCGCGAGCGAGCTTCCGGACATGCCGGACGTGGCTGCGAATGCGTTGCCGGCGCTGTTCGGCGACTTCAAGCGCACGTACCTGATCCTCGATCGCGTCGGCGTGCGGATCCTGCGCGACCCGTTCACCAACAAGCCGTTCGTGCAGTTCTATACGACGAAGCGAGTCGGCGGCGGCGTGCAGAACCCCGAGCCGATGCGCGCGCTGAAGATCTCGGCGTAAGCCTTCAACTTGACTGAAAAGGTGGCCGGTATGCCGGCCACCTTGGAGAGTGACATGGCGAAGTTCAGCAAGTCGTTCAAGGGCGTCAAGGATGGCGACATCTACCCGACCAGCTTCGAGAAGGGCGCGGACTGCCCGCCGGAACTGGAGGAAGCCGCGGCATCGGTCGGCGCCCTGGCGGCGGATAAGCCACAGAAGCCGACCAACGACAACGGCACCAAGTAGTCGCCGGCAATGAGCATCGTGTCTCTCGATGAAGCCCGTGCCCATTGCAGGGTTGATGCGGGCTACCCGGCGGACCAGTTGCAGGGATATCTAGATGCGGCGATCCAGGCCGCGGCGGACTACCTCAATCGCGACATATTCGCCGACTCGGACGCTCTGGACGCGGCAATGGACGCTGTGCCTGGTGCGATCGGGCAGGCCAGCGACGTCTACGAGGCCGCCAAGGCTGCGGCAGGCGGCATGACCAATGCTGCCGCGGCGTCCGCAGCACTGTCGATCGCGGAACAGAGGTGGGCGATTGCCCAGCGTTTGGCGACGCGAACCAGATTCGGAATCGTGGCGACGCCATCGATCGCCGCGGCGATCAAGTTGACGCTAGGTCACTTGTTCGCGAACCGCGAATCGGTGGTCAGCGGCGTCAACGCGGCGGCGGTCGAATTGCCGCTTGGCGTGCAGTACCTGCTGAGCCCCTACCGCAGGGTGATGATGCCATGAGCATTGCAGCGGGCGACCTCGATCGGCTGGTCACGATACGTAAACGCGCTGGTGTCGACGCGGCTGGCCAGCCACTCGATACCTGGGTCAATG